AAGCGAGGGGATATTAAATTTATGTACTTAACGTCAAGATAACTCAATGAGAGAGGTTTGCACTGCGCTCATATTAGCAGAAGGTTGAGCAGGTGTCAATGACCTAAGCAATGCTTGACCTGGCACACTGACCAAGAATGAGATCACAGCGAGTCCACCAAAGATAGACCACATCTTTTTCTCCATCATTCTGAGTCTATCATCTACAAGACGGATGTCTCTCTCACATCCTTTCTTGATAGCATCAGTTTCTTTGTTAAGATCTGAATGGATTCTATCTATCTTTTCAAATAGAATTCCATCGACTTCACCTTGTTTAGCTAGTTTTTCATTATGTACAGCAAGCAATTGACCCATCTTTACAGAATTTTCCTGTAAGGAGTCTACAACTTTTTCTAACCTTTCTAGGATAGCTGAGTTGATGTCTGACATATCCTTTTAGACGTTGCGAACAGCGAAATCTAGAGCGGATTGATAAGAAGCAGCATTTTTATTCAGCATATACTGAAACTGTGGCTTATGTGTGTCGTCTAGTTGTGCATAACAAGCAGCAATTCTCTTAGCAGAGAAGTTATCTAGGTTTTGTACTCCACCATCAGAGAACTGGATCTTAGCAAATGAACCTTCGCCTGCGGGGTTAAGTTCAGATGTTGCAACATCAAGTGCAACTTGGATTACATCTTGGTTTTCATTCATAGTATTAGTAGTCACTTCAGTTTGTTCTTTTTTAAGTTTTTTTGTTTGATCAGACGCTTTCTTTTTAAAATCAGAAAGACGTGCTTTCATTAGCGTATCCATTTCTTTGGTTTTACGCATCATTTTTTCTTTTGCTTCTCCACGTTTCTTCTGGAGATCTTTTTGACGACCCAGTTTCTTACCCTGAGTAATCTGTTTTTGAGCTCTCTCAGTATCTGTAGACAGAGCTTCGGTTACGTTTGTGTCTTCTTTCATTTTTCTTTTTTGGATACGGTCGAAGAGAGAGCGAGCACCTTTAGAGCGCCCGTCAATATTTTCATTACCTTTTTTATATGCACGATGTTGTCTAGGATTTACCATGACAAATGCAGGTGGTAACTGGAGACCAGAACCATCCCCTGCGGAATTAATCATTTCTTCTATATTAGGTTTAGTTCCTTTAGACATTCCTGGTCAACATCCTCATTAAGTTTGGGTGGTAATCTATTTAGAAACAACATGAACGCCTTGATTACAGACCAATATGTTGCTTCTATTCTGTAAAATAGCAGTGGGGTTGCTGCATCATCAAAAACATTATATAAAACTATCACATGATTAAGTAATAGGTGAGTCTTTAACTCTCCCGTTGTCTCGTATCTCTTCAGTAGTCTTTTAATATACTTAAATCTCTTTAAGTCTTCTTCAAAATCTGAATAAGTTACGGACAACGGGTTGTTATAATTTTGAATTGCAAAGAATAACCAGTTTTCATGGTTCAGTTCACTTATATTCATTCATTAGCTACCGAATGTTAGTGTTGCTGCACCATTAGACATTACTTCTTCAGTACCACCCGCAGAGGTGATCTTGACTCTAAACTTGTTACCGTCCAGAGTATCGCCAGCGAGACCACTGTAAGCAAGAGTTGCTGTCGTGAAGTCTGCATAAGTAATACCTGTGTCTGTGCCAGCAGCGATGTTAACCCAACGCTTACCAGTTGCAGTTTGACGCTGCCACTGATATGCAAGTGCTCCAGGTGTTCCTGTTGTCGTAGTGGTGAGGGTGTAAGTACCAGCACCCGAAGAAGATGTAGAGTTAGCAGGTTGAACCGTAATGGTTACTGCCGATGCTACATCTGCTGCGATAGTGTCATCAGTTTGTGTCTCGTTAGAATTGAGATCAGGGTTAGCGATATTCACAAGTTGCTCTGCTTTATGGCGAGTGTTGCCATCCGCATCAGTATATGTGAAATAGGACCACCAACCAGGAGCGGTGATACCACGGGATCTAGTTTCTGCTAGTTGCGCCTCAGTTTTGTCAACAAAGACAGTTGTTTTTGCTTGACTTGACGCTGCAATGCCCACACCAGCTTTGGTTTTGTTTGCATTGCTGTCAGTTCTTCCGTAAAGGGACATTGACGTGTGCTCCGAATATTACTATTATCTAATGTTTATTTATAAAAAGGGGGATTGCTCCCCCTAGAGTATTACTCTTCTCTTGCTTTAATAGCAGCGGTCACAGTTTCAAGTAGTTTGTCATCCATATCGGTCTTAGTCAGTTTAACTGCCTTACCGAGAATAACTAAACAGATATCAATCAGTTTTTCTCCAAGTTCCTCGTTTTCAGGGATCTTGGAAACTGCGTCTGAAATTACTTTTGTTGCGAGTGGTAATAGAAAGGATAGCATAATCTTAAATCATATTGCATAGCCTATTTATTTCTCCCACTCGTCTAAGATATCAGTAATCTTTGACATGAATTGTTTGAAAGTTAATAAAGTACCAGAACGATAGTCACGGCGTGCTTTTTGAACACCACCCTCAAATGATTCTTTTACTTTTCTTTCTTCAATAGGATCAAATCCTCTTCCTTTTACAACAGAAGACCACGGTGCATACAAAGGACCTTGATAGTTCTTTGCTTCATTAGTTGCGCGGGTGGTCATCCCTTTCTTACCATCAGGAATATTAGGCATCACTTCTACATTACCAGATTTTTTATTCTTTAGTTTAGATTTTACCTTCTTTTCCTTTTCATCGCAACCGCACTCTTCACGGAACTTATCAAAGGATTTCATTTTTTCTTCTTCGTCATTGAGATGATTTTAGTGACCTTCTTACGACGTGCATGTAAATACTTGTCAGACTTATCTACATCACCATCGTTATCGATGTCAGCATCTGCCTTACCAACTGGGTCGAGTTTCTTCTCAGTTAGTTCAACCTCTTCTTTCTTAGCAGTCTTTGCTGCTTTCTTGAATGCATCCTTAGCAGGATAGTCTTCACTACCTGCTTTTGCAGGTGCTTCCCCACGCTTTCTCTTAGCATGGATATTAGCATAAAGTCCTTTCTTTGCTTCTTCTAGCTCTTCACCATCATGCTCAATGACCTTACCGTCAGCATCTTTTTGATGATGCTCTGTTACTTCCTCTTCCTTTACACAGTTAGGAACTTCTTTACCACCTTTCTTCTTAGTTCCCTTTGCCTTATATCCTTTCCAGCATGTAGAAGCACCAACGTTATCACGAGCTGCTGCCATACCTTCAGTAGCATATCTCCTCTTCTCTAGGACATAAACTTCACCATCAATTTCAACCTCCTCTCTTTCTAAAACTTCGTACTCTTCCTTAGTAGCTAGTTGTGCTTTAGGTGACTCCTTCTTAGGTCCCTTTTTCTTTGTCGTAATTTTTTCCAGTTCAGCACCATTGGATTGTGGATCCATTCCATCAAAAGGAGCTTCGGATAAATGCAAGTCAGGCATCTCAGTGTTCTGGAAGCAATCGCCACCCATCCACTTACCATACTGTTCCATCAGTCCAGATGAAAACTCGTCACTGTGTCTTACTTTATTAATAGGATCTGGCTTCTTCATTTCTTAAAGGGAGGTTCTTCTCGTATTATTTATAGATCTAATGTTCTTAATCCATTCACGAAACATATTTCCTTCTTCAGAAATAATGATAGCGTAGTTGCCACCTGCTCTATGAATGTGTCCTTTGTCTCCTGTACGTGATGACATAACAATATCACCTTCTTTGAAAACTTCATCCTGCCGTTGTTGTTGACGGAGTGCTTCTTCACGCAACTTCTTAAAATCTTTCATTTAAAATTCTTAGGTAGTGCCATTGCAATCTCTGCCATAAGAGCACGACAATCACGATCATTTAATGCTCTGGGAATACCCTTTCTGAATGTATCAAAGTCACCAGCATGTGCTGCACGTCTCATCTTAGTTCCAGAAATGGCAAAGGTATCGCCATCAGCGTCTCTACTTCCAGAAGATTGGATATCAATTTTACGGAATGAGAAATCTTTACCATTATATTTATGGAGGAACTGCATAGCAGCAACTCTGTCAGAACCTACAAGGAATATAACTTCATTGTATCCTGCAAGCATAATGTCCTGTAAAATTTTAACTGGATCTCTAGGACCACTATAAATTTTACCTTTATGTTCAGGAAACATCTTATCCATATAAAACTTTTTACGATCTGGTGGCAATGGATTGCTACCTTTTGTATCTACAGTTTGTGAAATGTAGATACGATAATCATGTAACCCTGCAGCTGCTTTTACGCCAGCAAAGTTATCTTTGTGTCCTGTAGTAGGTGGTTGAAACCTACCAAATGTAAAATAGCACTTGTTACAATTTAACGCCATTGCTTCTGAAGAGTAAAGTTGTTGTATGCAAACTCCATACGGTTAACAAACTTAATCATACTGCCATCCTTATGCAGAACATATCCTTCAGGAGTTGTGACCTTATATCCTTTCTCTGTCTGGACAAAAGTCCTGAACTCTTCTAGGTGGTCAAGTTTATCTATAACCATTTGCTTCACTGCTTGCAATTCTTTGTACAGTGTTAGCATTGCTTTGAACTTGTCATTATTTTTCTCAACATATAATTGACTGCCATATACAAGTTCTCTTTTCTTAGTCAGGTTTGCAACTGTTTTGATCTTGGCAAGTTCTTTACTTGTTTTCTCTTCATAGAAATTGAGCATGGAATACATTGTTTCATCAATGTTTCCAATAGAACGAGCATTCTTAATTTCATTATTGAAGAACTGTTTTAAGTATGATGCAATATGAAACTTAGCATCTCCAGTAGTTCCTGTTTTAGTAACCAACTCATCTAAAAAATCTCCACATGTACTACACATGCGTTCAATAGTGGAGATATAACGATCAAACTTACCCATCTCTGCACGAGAAAAACCAACTCTATGCATTGGTGTATCATTTTGAATTACTAAAGCTTCAGTAGATCCTTTTACTTTTGCACCAGCTCTTGCTTGCATGTCAGCAACTACGTCTCCAGTATAATGAGTATGAAATACTACACCAACTTTTGCAGTGCCTGCTGCCTTACCAATAGGATGATCTACTGGAATACCATAAGTAATAGTATTTGGTCTGAATGTATACAAATCTTCTCCATTAATTCGTTCCCTTCTAATATCAGAAGTAAATAAAAGATCACCTTGTACCACACCTTCAATACCTAAAGTAGAAAAATAACGAAGAGAGAATTTTAATTTTTCTGCTAGGTCACCATCATACCACCCATCAATCTGTTCTTCACTATAGCAAAGTTTAGGAGCAGTCTTTGCAAATACAGATTTGGTGCCAACAAAAAACATTCCTGTCTGAGGATCTGTGCCACAAATAACTGAAGGAGCACCGTCCCATTTTGTTTGCATAAAACCACCACTCTCTTGATGACCCAACATTTTCTTAAGTTCTTTTAAAAAAGACACAGCAGCTTTACAACCCTCAACTCCATAGTTGAGCATTTCATCTTCTAGATGTTCTAAATGTTTTAGCTGTTTAATGTTTGACATTACTTCTTATAATAATCTCCATTGGTATGTGTAGGATAAACTCCACCTTGTTTGTTTCTAATATTAAATTTGAAATTATATGATTTAGTTTCAAATAACATATCAATACGTTTACCTTTACCAGTAGCACCACCATAATTAATCTCAACTGTATTGCTAACAAGAGAAGCAGCTTTGTTCATGTAGTCTCGATCGATCTCATAAAATTCTAAATGAGATCCTGTATAATGCGCCATCCAATATCCATAACCAACTCCACTCTTAATCATATCCTGTAATGCTGTCTTACCAGAAGTTGATAGTTTAGTATCATCAACATGATTTTCTACTGTAGGACCACTTTTAGTTCCGTAGTTAGCAAATACATCTAAAAATTTTTGTTGATCTATACCAAACATTTCTAGAAATTCTTGACCATCATCAGGTACTTCACCCAGTTTTAATTTTGCTTCTGGAAATAATGCTAGATTATCTTTACCACTACTACGTACACCACAGTTAAAGAAAGATAATGTGCTTCCAAACTTTACTGAGATGTATACTGGTTTGTTAGCAACTGTCAGTGTAATATCTGTGATAGTCTTTCCAATATCATTTGTAGTTGAACCACCAGCAGAGATAACAATATTACTTCCTTTCTTTTTAAGAGGACGTTTCTGATTCTTTTCACCCTCGCCTTTTGCGAAGGTAGGTCCTTCTCCAAATTTTTTGACCATGGCATCAATAATCATATTGACATGATCTGGATATTTTTTAGGTTTTTTACCAGAACAATAATCAATTAAGGATTGAGTAAGATCATCTTCATAAACATTACCCATATTAATTTTTTTACCACCTTTGATTTGTCCACCAAACTCACTAGTTTTTGTAAAGTCTTCTAAGTCTAAGTAAATATCAACACTACTTACAGCACGAGACACATTTTTTCCAGCAGGAAAATTGCATGTAAATTCAATATTGTTTTTACCACGAAGACCTTCTCTACACACAGCATCAAAAAGCATCTTTGCAGAATTTTCTTTACCAGCATTTCCTTTGATACTATGAAAATCTTGAAAGGGTGAAGTTACATACTTACCTGCATTTTTACGAGTGACTGTAAATCCTGCTACCTCAACAATACCAATGTCTGTTGAGAAAAGATTTTCTTTTCCATTACGTCTTAAAGCTTTATCAAATAAGGTATCCATACGATCAAGATACCTTCCACCATTTCTGAAAAAATCTCCTGCTTTCATATGAAAAAACCTCCCGTCTAACTATTTAGAGGAGAGGTCGAGATAATCTTTTTCATTTTGATATGGGTGTGTTTGTCCTGTCCACAATTCATATCCTTCTTTAAGTTCTGGCAAGAGCCACTGGTCCACCCGAACACATTGTTCCCAGTTGACAGGATGAGCACAATTCACAACTACCACAGTAAAGAATGCTCGTAAGTGGATCCAGAGACTGAGCATTATCTGTCGTCAACAGCAC